AAGATAAAAAAAAAAAACGAAAAAAATGACCTAAATACATTTAAAATGCCCTTTTAAACTGAAAATATGCCCCAAAGCGCCGGTAAATACAGGAAAAAATTAATAAAATTATAATTTTATTTTTATATATTTTACTTTTATGTGCTTTCCGGCGCATATATGGCCGTTTTAGGGTCATTTTACCTGTTTTTTACTATATAAAGGTATATTTAAGACATATATTAAGATTAAATGACTATTTTTGAAGGATCTCATGGCTCTATTACATTTTATTACAAGGGATTGCTTATTAGTTCATTCCCATTAACTAAAAAAAAGAAATTAGAAGATTATTTATACCAAGGAGAAGATTTTATTTATAATTCCAAAGCTATATCTATTAAAAAATTAATTCAAATATGTTTTTTATTCTGCAATACAATATGGAAAAGGAAAAAAAATAATCAACCTATTTATCGTGAGGATCATATATATTTCTTGTGCTGTATTACAGCTCTACTCAGACTCCGTATAATTGAAAATGATGAAATGAATGGGTACCTTGAAATGCCGAAAAAGAAAAAGAATAAAGGTCATAATTTAAGATTAAAAAATACTTAAGGATTAGGCTCGTAATTATATTATCTAATACAATAACAATGGCTCCTATTCCACAGCTTCCACTTGATATCATTCTTACTATTCTCAATGAACGTAAGAATATGAAAAGGGATGAACGTATTGAAAGGGAAGCTAAGGAAAGGCATAACAATATTGTAAGCATAATTAATTCTCTTGGAGATGAACTTGATGCCGTTGAAAATATTATTGACGGTCAAGAAAGAATTGACTTTATTTTTGAAATGATTGATGATCTTGAATACTAAGCTAAAGGGTTAATAGTCTTCTATCTACTTAAAAAGATAAATCTTAATAATATTAAATATATAAAATGCCTTACAAAGATCCAGTTGTAAGAGAACAATATAGAAAAGATTACTATGAATCAAATAAAAAAAAATATATTGATCGTGCTAATGAATATAATAGAAATAATAAGGAAAAAAGACACAGAACCCAAACTAAATCTAGATGGAAACAATATGGAGTAATTACAGATAATTTTGATGACTTATATGATTATTATATGAAAACAAAAAATTGTGAATTATGTTCCATAGAATTAACAACGGGTAAAAGAAGCAATACTTCCAAATGTTTGGATCATTGTCATGAAACTGGAAAATTTAGAAATATAGTTTGTCATTCTTGTAATTGTAAAATGAAATTATGCTAAGCTTAGAAATCCGTGTTCGTCTTCAATTGTATAATATTCTTCCTCTTCTTCTGCCGATCCTTCGGATTCGGAATATCTTTCTTTTTTTACTCTTCTTGGTGGTTTGTAATCCGAATCAAAAAGTTCTTCAAAGTGTATTCTTAATTTTGTAATTAAGTCTGTCTCTTCTTTTTCCATTAATATATCTATTATACGTCCGAGGTCATGTGATGTCATTACTTCCATTTTTTTATAGTATCAGATATTTTTATTTTTATTAAATCACAAAAACTAATTTTTTTTATTTCTTCTCTCAAATCAATTTCTATCAACAGGGTTTGCATTTTATATATCTTTTATTTTATTTTTTTCCAAATAATTGTTCTAATAAATTCACAGGATATGATCTATTTTTCTGAATCTTATATACAACTGCTGAACTATCATCAACTTTACTATATGTCCCATCAGGATCTGTAATGCTTGTGGTAATACTAGTTACCACCTTTGGCTTTGTTACAGTAAACTGAACTGAAGATTCTTCACCATATACATAATCTCCAGAATTATAATTTTTCATTACAATACCCATGACAGGTAGATTTTGCCCACTATCTATACTTCCAAAATATGCTGATGTATCATCGATTAAATCACTACGTATTGAGAAAAATGGATTTAACATAGATTTAGGTACAAAACTACCAGTCAATGTTAAACTGGTTGTATCTAATGTTATAGGACTATTCCATGTTAATGTTGGTTTATTACCACCATCGGCTGCTATAATACCTCCAGAAGCAAATATATTTGGATGATACATAATTGCTCCAAAAATATTTTGATTGTATATCAATGTATCTCCTACTTTAATTTCTCCTTGTGTTGTTACTTTATTTAATTTACTTTGATTGAATGTATTCACTCTCTGTTGCATTGTATTTTCTGCTGTTATTGGTGCTTGTAGTGTATCATATCCAAAACCTAATATTCCCATTAATGATCTTTCCCATTTACTCTCAGATATTCCAAAACTTTCTATTGCTATACCACTATGTGAATCTATGATTGAAAATGGATAAATATTTCTATTTGGTAAATCAAATGTAAGATCGGTAATTTTTGATGTCCCATCTATTTTGTTAACTTGTTGACCGACTGGAACAGTATATGGTCCCATACCAGGAGCAAAGTTTTGTCTTAATAATCTTTTATTTATTTTATAAACTTTTGCTTTACCATCTCTAATAGGATTATCATTATTACTATCTCCAGCATTACCATCATTACCTAAATATTCTGGAGTATAAAAATCAGTAAATCCAAATCTATCTTTTGTAGAATCATAAGTTAATTTAGGTTCAGAACTACCTATATATGTTTCACCAACTATTCTACCTAGTTCATCAAAATCAGAATCTGTAGAATATGAACCATTAGTGTCTAATGTATTTAATCCTACTATAAAATTATTTGCTTTATCTGGTTGAACACTTGGAGACCATAATCCTATAGCAGCATTTCCATAAGCAGAAAAATGTGGATCATATCCTATATGTCTTTTATATTTTGGCTCACTGTATGAACCATTCCCAACAGCTTCTTCCCCTCCTATAAAAAATAAACTATCATTATAATATCTTTGTGGTATTCCTCCTAAACCTTCGGTTGTTATCATGATATTACCATTTGGACCTTTTAAAAATGCTCCGTATGATAATTGTTTTATACTATCATTATATTGAGGATCAGCATAAAACTTATTTTCATCCTCTTTTAAATACGTAAAAAATAAAGCTTGAGAATGTGTATTATATTTTATTATTGTTGAAGCATTCAGAGCAATACTATCTGGATTATAATACATATCTGAACCAAATTCTTTTCTTTCTACAGCAGTAGTTTTTGAAGCATTATCAAAGGCTTGTACCATATCTAAATGTAAAAATCTCGAATTATCTATTGTTGGTTTTACCATTGTATCTGTAATGGTAAAATCTAAACCTATACTAGCATTAATTACAGCATTTGTGAAACCATTAAAATAAATTGTTTGTTCATCTCCAGAAGCATTAGTTTCTATTCTTGTTACTCTTACTGTATTAGGTGTTAAAGAAGCACTTGTTAATGTTATTTCTCTTTTACCTACATACTGATATGGAATGTCTAATGTTAACCCTGAATCTAAAAGGGGATAAGGTATTTCAATTAAAATATTATCTTGACTAGCATTCGTTAGAGTTTTTGTAGGATATGTCCGAAATTCTTCTTGTGTTCTTTCATAATAATGACTTGAAGCATTTCTTAAATCCCATAGTTCTGGATATAATTCTTGAGTTTTCAACCAAGTTGCTAATTCATAACAAGTATAATCAAAATAAGGAACATTAAACTCGATCGTCGTTCTTCGATAATCACCCTCCCCAAACTTATCATCACTTATATGTGTAATATAATTATAACTAATACCATCGTATGCTATATTATTTAACCAATCACGTCTTCCAGATATTACAAACTCAGGTCTTTTGAATGCTACAAATGTAAAATTATTTACCCAGTCTAATCTTTCTTGACTTAATATACTAGTATCATTACCTAAACTTGCTTTAACATCATAAGTTACTGCTTCCTCAAAATTAGAAGAATTAAAAGTTGAACCATTAGCACATAGAAAAGGTTTAAATGTATCTGTTTTATATGTAGCTGCTATTAATCCTTGATTGTCATAACATGATGCTCCTGATGGCTGATTTGGTGTTTTAAAATATTCATAAGTATCTAGATTTGAAGCATTCTGCAATGCTTGAGTAAATGATTCAGCAATAAAATCTGCCGACCTTCTCCCTGCTGGTATTGTAATTGTTTTTAATTCTCTATAGTTTATATAAGTATCTACTGCTGGATCAATACTTCCATTAGCATTACAACTTCCAACAATACTAGGAGCATATGGGACTTTTGTATCTTTATTCATGTATGTTGTCCCATATCTTACAAATATTGTGTATTTTGTTCCATCTTGTCTTACTTTTACAAGTTCGGCATTCAGAAGCCTATCATGACTAAATTGAGCAGAAGCATTTCTATCTCTTTGATAATCACTTTCACAGAATGTTCCGTTTTGAAGTTGTGTTATCGTAGCACCTTCAAAATTACAATCATTAGCCTTATATACATCAGTAGCTTTTTTACCTTTATCATAAGCATACAATCTTGGTAATGAAAAACAATTTTCTCCATTAGTTGTTTTATAATATTGTAAAGTTAAATGTACTTGATTGTCATCTAATTGTTTTTCAATAGTTGATGAATTATATGTAATAGCATCATATTTTGATAGTGATTCTCTATAACCAGTACTTAAATAAAAATCATCATCTTTATACTTTGTTGCTGTTGTAATATTTTTAATACTTACATTATCTAAATAATTTCCTTTTAATTCAATAGTTTGACCTCCAGCTCCTCTTTCTGATACAATAGCAGAATGAATATTTATTGTATCTCCTACATCTAATTGTATACCAGAGTTTAATTTATTTGTAAAAATAGCATTATTAGCTTCATTTCCAGAAGTATATTCAATTGAAGCTCTACGGCTACAATCTAATAATTTCACATCAACATAAGATCGTTCTTGAGGTTGATTAGACATTTATATATTAAAGATAGAAAAAAGTAATTTATTTTTATTTAACTAAATCCTACTGTTAGGAATCCATCACGAAGCTCGGCTACCTTTTCGATTTCAATGTAGGTTCTCTGAGTGTATGTCTGTCCAGCACCAAGTGTAGGAAGAGCATCACACTTCGTAGTCAATTCAAGACCACGAGAATTGATACGTCCCACAGGAAGCTTGTATGACTGGAAAAAGAAGTTTCCAAGAAGACCAGTTGAACCATTCTGGGCAGTTCCATGAAACTGCTCACTAGTTAGAACATCACCTTCAGCACAGTATTCCTCACGAGTAACAAATGGGAAAGATCTAGCAGCACGTGCCGTCTTGTCAAACAATACAGCACTATTACTTAAATCAATAGGGAATACAAAGAAATCATTCATTCGGATATTTGTAGTTAGAGTTCCATTTTTTCTTAGTTCAACAGAAGCATTAATGTAATCTCTTGCTGGTGCTACAGCAGAATATTTATTCAATATATATCTATCAGTCCTATTATCATCATGAATACCAGTAATGACCTTCGTTACAATACGACCAGCTCCACCTAGATTTCTAACACTATTTTTTGCATCTTCTACAGAAAGAGACGTTTTTGTAAGTCTATAGTCATTAAATACAAACTGGGTCGGCTTACTCATAAACTGCTGAAGCCTCTGAGCCATTACAGCACCATCATAGAAAATATAATCTGCTACAAGCTTGACCTTAGTAGTATCAATGCTAAATTGAGTTCCAGTTGAAGCATTAGCATCTACAGAAACACGTCCAGTAGAGCTTAGAGGTTCCCATACTAAATCAATCATCACTTCTTGCTTCATAGCAAAGAGAGGAAGATTCTTTCCCTTCATAAATGGAAATAATTCTCCAAGAGTAACAGAAAATGTCGGTTCATTGTTGATATCAGTGTATACACGATTCTTCAATTGTCCTCCAAATGGTTCAACACCAGTATCAAGACCATAAGCATCAGCAGCAGTATTTGACTGAGAACCAGCAGAATTATTGTAGACAAATTCATGACAGATCTGTCGACCACTCATTACAGCTTCACGATCCTTATTCATTTCATTTGAAATAAACATAGATTCATACGACTTGAAAAAGTTATAGTCTTCAATTTCACAGACAGTCTGGCCTCCAACACGGAGGGTAGCACGACGGATTAGAGAATGACAGCCAACACCAAGTGGGAAGAAAGCTCCATCAGTAGTAGAAGCATTCTTCTTTACAGCTAAAGTGATACGTGAGCCATCATGTAAATAGCCCTTGTTCTGAAAAACGAATCGGCAACTGGTATCATTACAAACAATTGGATCAAGAACATCACTAGTGACATCCATAGCCATATTGGATTCAATCTGTCCTACTTTGATAAGGTCAGGTACATTAGTTTCATCTAGTTTAGGGGGAGAAATAGCAAGAGTCTCTTGAATATCAGCCATATTTTATAATATGATAAACATAAAAAAATTAATTAAAAAAAAAATTAAAACTTCATTTACTGAATAATCTGGATGCCCTGAGGGCCATAGACCATCGTCTGCCGAGAATGGACGAACAAGAAAAGAGCATTTGGAGAATCACTATCGAGTCCGACTTCCATTTGAATACCAAACGGAGTAGTTGAAAAATCTTCACCTATACCAGTACCTGCCGTATCGAAGGGGACACCTAAACATTCCTGAGGACCTCCCTGTGCCGTTAGAGGAGTCGTAGCTCCAGAATAAAGTCTGTTGGTATTTACAGGAGAAATCTGAGATCTTAGATTATCAGGACGAATACTATCACGAGCAAAAGATACCACCTGAGGATCTACAACAGTAGTAGATTCACTATCCTTTACATTTGTATCTAAATTGAAATTGAAAGGCATACGACGACCAGCCTTAGTTATAATTATTGATTTAATATCTGCTTGACTACCATCACTGTTGAGAGGTGTAGTAGTAGCATACGAGTTGTATGCTATATTGTTAAGATACTTAGAGGGACACATATTCATGAAAACACCAAGAGTTCTAGAAGTTCCGAGGTTAAAATTAACTACAGCATTAGCAGAATTAATTACATTGAAATACGATGTAATAGCATTGTAGGTGACTTGACCAGAAGGAGGGAGAGCCTGCTGAGGAACATTTAATTCACAGTGGAGACGGACATTTTCTAGTTCATAAAAAGCTTCAGCAAGACCAGTGGGAGAACCATTTAGAGCATACAAGGCCTGAGCATCAGGGGCAAGTGTTAAAGAAATCTCAACACCCCCTAGAGACGTAGCTCCAAGGGGTAGTAAATTTCCTGAACTTAGAACCCCTGTAGGTAAGTTTATGCAAAATCTTGAGCCATGCTGTGTAACTGGGAAATCAACTAATTCTCTCTTTTGAGTTTCATAGTTAGGTACAGATAGAGACTGATTGTTAGAAAAAGTCATCTTATCTTCACGGCTTGATACATACGGAAGGTATGAGGAAAGAAAACGTCCGTAGTGATTTATAGTTTCAATTACCTGACGAGATCTCTGAGATGTAATAGTTACTTTATCAATAATTGAATAAATAGCAAGTTTTTCATCGATACCAAGCTGATCAGCAGTAGTTGGCTGTGTCCTGTTAGCATCCTTAAAGAACTTAATATCTCCAGAAAGTCTAACACTACCACAATCCAGCAAGTGTGGCTGAGAACCAATTAGGAAAGAAACAATTGGATTTCCTTGCTTGTGAGAAATCTTCTGTGTAGAATTGATATTACTAGGTTGAAGTTCATTGTAGATAATGCTCATTTTTATAATACTTAATATATATTATTTTTGATGAGATTATTTTAAAAAATATTACAAAAAATTATACTTCTACTTGAATGCTATCTGCACGGATATTTATACGACGGAGATGATATACGAAATTGCACCATAGCATATCCTTTTCTGGGGGATTACTTACATCTTGGTAGTAGACATTGAGACGGCAATCCTTTTGTCTCATATCATAGACCCCATCATTGAGAGAAAATGTTCTAGCAACAGCAAAGTTCTCATTGAATCGAGACATCTGGAGACTAGGCATACCAGCAGACTGAAGAGCCTTATCTAATTCTAGGAGAGGAATAGCATCTACCGAACTCTTAGAAGAAATCTTTTCCGTATTGACATTCAAGCTTGGCTGATTACGGCCGTCATAGAAAAAGAAGTATTCTGTGAGTCTGTTAGAGATTCCAGCAATACCACTTTGAGAAGAAAGTAGCTTATGGTCTTGACTGTTAGAATGGATTTCATAAGTTCCAACACATGAAATCTGGTCCTTGGCCGAATATACAGAGGCATCCGTAGGAACACAGATAACAGACTTAGCACGTTGGTGATTACCAGGGATTGCAATGTTTGCTACACGATCACCCTTGAGTTGAGAATAATTGTATACTTGAGTTGATAAGAAATCATAAACCATCATTTTACCAGCTCTCATATCAGCCATAGCCTCTTGCTGTGCCTTATCACCAAGATCAACTTGATTGAGAACAAGTTCTACGTTGCTCATAGAATATGTAGGATTGTATGTTGTAGAATTTGCTACTGAAGTTGAATATAGGAAAACATTTCCAGCATTCGTAATATCTGAACCATTATTTGTAACAGAAGCATTAAGAGTAACTTTAACATACTTATTTGCTCCAGACCCAGCAGTTTCTATTGTCTTAATAGTAGCATTACCAGATAGAGGGTATTGCTTTGTTAAATCTCTGAGCTGAAACTTTTCACCTACAACCAAAGGGAAATTATCAACTTCCCAGTTGTTGTTATCGTGCTTAATGTAAATTACATTAGAATCAGAACCACTTACCCATGAACTTGGAGCAGCTGTTGAAGCATTAAGAGAGTGGAAAAGTGGATTGAGTGTAAGTCTACGGTTTTCAGTTACACTATCTAACTGACGGAAGCATCTCTTATTTTCACTTGTAAGGATTGATATAAACAAACCATTCATTAATCCACAAGGTACTACCTTATCATTTTGGAAAAGTCCAGTATGAAGGGGAAGCTTGAGCTTACACTGAGTGTATTTATTTGAGTTCGTAAATGGTTCACTCGTAGGATCTTCAGCTACATTCTTATAATAAGGAGTATACTTGTGATTTGCTAATTGAGACTTAGTAGAGCCACGAGTTCCACGAGAATCAGGAGTCCATACACCAGCACCTTCATTTAATGCTCTCATATTTTTCAAAGTTTCATTTGAATGGTAAGCATACTTCATAGCTACATGAACTGGATAGTGTCTAATTTCCTCAAGCAATTCGGTTTTGTCCCCAGAGTGAATTCTCACCGTATCTAGCAAAATTTGTCCTCCGATGAGTTCATCTAACTGGAGACGGGTATTACAAGCATTAGTATCCTGGGAAATAGTTAAATCAAATTGTAAATATGAGTTTTTGGGGTTGAAATAGGCAACATTGGGGGGAATGTAAAACTCAATAACTTTCTGGGCATCATAGGTGAGACCATTTTGAGATGGAATAGCAACATAATCCTCTTTTACAGGTATCTTGTTATCGGCAACGAAAAATCCTGAAGACATATTTATAATATGTTGAAATATAAAAAAATAAATGAAAAAAAATAAATTAAAAATTATCTTGTAGCAGCAAAAGATCCAGCAAGAGATGCCTGTGCTGTCTGTTGAAGTGGTACAGGATCTGTTGGTTTCGAATCTGTAGCAATTTTTTTTGCTGTATCTACGGCCTCCCCTGCTGCCTCTGATATACCCCCTATTGCTTGAAGTCCAGTACCTAATACACCTGCTAATTGAAAACCAGGAACAAATCCAAGCATATCAAGAGCAGTCCCTCCAATAGTAGCAATGTTTCCAAGTTTTTCTTCCCAATTATCTCCAGCAATCCCTTTTCCTTCTTTAAAACTTTTAACATCAGCAGCAATATCCAAAGCAGATGATGCTATACCTCCAGCAACTCCTACACCTTTTCCTAATGCTCCAGCTACTTTAGCACCTTTGGAAGCTTCTTCGGCTGCTTCAGCAAGTCCAGTACCTCTCTTTAATATATCAGAACCTTCAGAAAGTGTTCCTTCACTTGTTGAAATAGCTGCCGAAGGTTTTTCAGCAAGAGTATCTACTTCCTCACCAGCTAATGCTGCCTTAGGTTTCATCTCATCTGGTGTTGGCTTTACTTCAGACCATCCACCAAATCCAGTGCCTTTTTGTGCTTCTTGATAACCTTTTAATGATGATTTAAAATTACTCATTGCTACTGATTCTGTAAGAGCATCTTTAACTCCAGACATAATTCCTGCCTGTTCGTCATTACCTACAGCAATCTTTGCTGCTTTAGAAGCATTTTCAATTGCTGACTTATTAAACTCTCTTATATTTTCATTCATATTCTCCACAGCACCCATTCTTGAGTTCCCGAGGGAAATAGCACTGCTCATGTTATAGCCATCCATTTTTATAATATTATAATACAAATTAATTTTCAGAGATATTTTCTAATTTATTTAGTTCTTCTTCTTTTTCTTCTTCACTTTGATCTGCTCCTCCAGTGGCTACGAGTTTCCTAAAATTATGATACATCTCAGGAGGATTCTTTGATAACTTCATGTAACAGAAATCATATTTCTTTTTACAACATTGTTTATATAATTTCATCCAGTTATCACTGCCCTTGAATAAGTCCCCAAATTCCTCAGAAATGGCTTGGAGTTCTCGTTGATTAGGGAAAGGACTTCCACAAATTACAGATGTTGCATTAGATCTTATGATTGGATCCACAGCCCCCCTGAATTTTTGTACCGATATGACAAGCAACTTAATACCATAGTGTCTACTTCTGGTGACAAGGTTTGCTATGTTACTATCTAGCATTCCCACACAATCATCTAGAACCAAAGCTATTTCTTTTGTAGGATCATCATCTCCTTTTGCTACTTGTCTTTGAATAATATTTTGAATTAATTCAGGACTATATGTATCATGACATTCAAATCTCTTTTTCATAAATCTACTTGTAGAATCCATATTGATTGTCGGACTAATTACAACTACACCACCAGGGAAGAAATCTTGTCCATAAAAATTATCATTTAGAAAAAGTGAAGAAATTATGGTACTTTTTCCGGTCTGCCTCGGACTAATCATAAGTAAACATTCTCCAGCACCTTTGACTCCTACTCCTACGTCAGGCAAGTTAGGATGATGATATTTTGCTTTTCCAGTATTCTCATCAATGATCGGAATAATTTCTGGGCCTTCCATTATTATACTTTATAAAATATTTTTTTATTTTTAACTTAATTGAGAATTAATACTTTCAGAATCCCATATCCATATTCTTTTTCTTGGGTAATCTCCTTCCATCTTTATATTATATAAATTATTTTTTTTTAAATATTATTTTTATTGAGTGAAAAAAACGTTCTTTGAGAAAAATCCTGAATCTCCATAGTAAGCCTTAGGAGGATATACCATCTGCTTGATTTCTTCTTCAGCTTTACGTCTTGCTACCTCTTCTTCCATCTTAGCTTTTTTCTGAGCTTTTCTCTTTTGTCTTAATTGTTCATTTTTTAGTAATGCTTCATCGATAGCCTTTTGTATAATATCAGGATCAATATCAGCCTTTGGTCTAGGGGGTGGTACATCATTGACAATATCTTCTAATTCTTTCTTTTTACTTGCCTTCTTTTTTACTTCAGCCTTTGATTCTAGTTCTTTCATTTCTTTTCTTTCTTGTGCTTTTTGTTTACGGGATGCAATTGCTTTTTCTCGTGCTGCTTTTAACTTTGCCTTATGCTCTTCACTCATGGGTTTCCGTGGCTTCTTGACAGGTGCTACTACAGGCTCAGCCGTCTTCTTCTGCTTCACAAATATTTCATCAGTATTAATATTTTCTCTAACAGGCTCTGGCGGTTCATCCTCCTCAGTATCAGATTGTGGTGGAGTTTCAACAATTAAATCAGGATCATTTACAATATCAGGTAAAATATTTGACATTCTCTATATTTTACTTTATATTTTATTGTATTTCATTAAAAAATAATTAAAAAAAGGTATAAACAAAATATTTATTTTTTAGGTCGTATATGGAGACATACAACGGATGAACCAACAACACTCTTCATATATCTTTCACGTTTATCTACGAAATCAATTCCTAAATTATTTACTTGAATATCAGTAGCATTATTGAGATCAAGATAAGTTTTTTCACCAGGCTCAAAAAACAAGCCACCAGTCTGATTACCACTATTATCAAAACGAGGACAGTGGTAAATAATATGGGACTGATTACCAGTAGCACCATTCGTGCTTCTTTGTGTGAGACCATTTAATCTTACAAATACGGATTGATTTGATATTAATTGAGGAACTGTTGAAGATGTAAAAATAAGTTGAGAACCATTGAAACTTGAAGGAGTTTCCATTGGAGAAGCACCATTGAATCCAAGAATTTCTTCTGTATTAGCAAAGTTTGTCGGTTGATATTTATCACTTTGTGATAAGATAGGGACAACAGTATAATTTATTTTACCTCCAGAAGTTCTTACAAATGTATGGTCAGCAGCACTCATATCATTATAAAGTCTTGTATCAACATCAATTAGATAACTTGGAGTTTTTAAATTTACAAGAGTAGCATACCAATCATGGTTTGTTAGTCTTTGATTTATTGGTAGACTATTTGATTCTGCCGTATCATATCCATCATAATTAAATCCAGTTATGTCTCTCGAATCATACTGACTAATAGTAAGATAATCACCTTGTCTATCATTAGCTTCGGTTTCTCTAATTTCCATTTTACCATATAGATAAGTACAAGTTTGAGCAACAGGTTTGAAGTATGTTGATTTATTACTATTTGGCTGATATGATGGACTACATATTTTTGCTGGAGTTGCTGTTGTTCCTTTAGTTAATGTTACATCAACTGCTTCACCATCTACAGTAAATTTAATGTGGTCAAATGCCGAAGCATTAGTAGTCAAATTATAAGGTCCTCCAGTAACAGGACTTCCAGAAGCATTCCAATAGTCAACTTCTCTATATTCTAATTTTGTTCCAGTATCTTTCACTGTATGATATAATCTCAATTCCATAGCATCACTTACTACATTCTTTTCACTACATGCTACGAAATCATAAAATCCTCTTCCATCTCTTTTCCAATAGTCTGGAGCTTCAAAATATCTATATACTGTTGTTCCGTCAGGATCAATAAATGATGTTCGTGGATTACAATATCTTGAAAGACCAATACACCAGTTTGAAGCATTTTTGAAACTAACTTGAAAGTTACCTTCAGTACAAGTTAGAGGTGCTGATGATATCTGAGCAAATGCCCTAGGATTTACAGAACCATTACCTGATCTTTTATGGAATCTGTGATTACTTGCAGTATACTCCCATCCATCAGAAAAAAGGTCTCCTTTTACAAAGTCTGCTTGATTCGTAGGAGAACTATTTTGACTTGGTCTTGTATTAGTTCCAGAAGCAGATGATGCTTTATCATACTTTAACTCATAACCATCAAAACTTGTAGAACTATTTCTTTTTACTTCACATGTAGCAAGTCCCTGAAGGTCAGGGTGGTAAATAGCTTTATTCATAGCATTCTCAACACTTTCAGCAAAATCATTAGCATTAACTTCTCCATGTGGAAAGATACGAGTATATCCTGGATGTCTAGGAGATTTATCAAAAGTAAAAACATCTGTTAATTTAGTTCCTATATACTGATAAAATAATGAGTTAGACCTACCTACTTGAAATGTTCCGTCTTTATTTATTTTCAAACTTTGTAAGGCTACTTCAGAGTTCTTTGGAATTACAAGAGGTGTTTGTAATTGATTACTAAAAGAATATGCTCTATCTATACCATCTGCTGGACCAAATTCATCTCCATTGTAAAGTGAAGTGTTTGACAATATTACCAATGACATAATTTATAATATTCAAAATATAAAAAAAATATAATAATAATTATAATAAAAATGCCTCATCAAAAAGCTACCATGTATGACAACAATGAATGCTTTAAACTTGTTGAAAAACAAAAAGAAGAAAAAAAGATCAATCCTAAAAAAGTTTTTAAAGGTTATACTGCCCCCAAGGGTCGGAAAGGTTCAAAAAAGACTAACATTACCAAAAATTACTAAATACATTACCAAACTTCATTTTTTTTGGTAATTTTTTTTATGGTCTCTTATGCTCTTGTTACACTCTATTATATATATATAATATATATATAAATTACTTAAATTACCAAAATTACTAATATATATATATATATATATACTCAAGTATATATATATAAATAAAGTATATATATAGAAAAAAAAGATTTTTATCTGGACTCATTTTGAGCTATTTTGTAATGTTCGGTAATGTTTGGTAATTTATTGATCCTCATCAAGTATTCTCAGAGATCTCCAGCCATCAAATGATTTGCCGTCTCTCATTATTTTGCATTTGATACCTCCACGACTAGTGAGATATTTATTATATTTCTGAGGACTCATGTTGATTTGCTTTTTACTAATTAAATATCTCAATTGTTTAGTTGATACAATATCATCATAGCCGACCTGCTTTTGTATACTACAATCTTTTTCAGAATCCCAGTCATCATAAGTCTGCCCCTTGTATAATAGTAGTTCATCAAGTAGTGTGTATTCAGTTTCAGCTTCTTTGAAATCTTTTTGAGCTTCGGCCATAGATTTTGGTAATGGTAATCTTTCTCCATAACTTTCAAAGAGTATATCCACAAAAGCATTAATTACGTCTTTAGACTTGCTCCAAGATTTAATCTTATCGTCTTTCTTATGGTATGAAATAATAATCTCATTTGTTTCTTGATTTCTAACTGTTGTACCGACCCTCTCATCATCAACAAACTTAGATGGGAAGTAATAAATAGAACTTGTCTCTTTAGCATCAGTTGGTGTAATAGGAGGTAAATCATTACAGAAGATCATTGGACGAACCTGTGTTTGAAAATTAATTTCATCTTGGTGATTTAAACGTGCTTCAATGACATCTCCACCACTTGCTAATTTTTTCAAGATATTTCCATTCATTTTGTATGTATTATTTTCATCTCTAGTAATCTCATTTGTTAAACAGAATCTTTTGAACTCAAAAGGTATTAACCATGAAAAACTCTTAGCACTATCTCCAATGTTATTTTTGAATACAAAGTTTTCTCCATTAGTTGTTCTACAGTAATCTCCAAAAGCTGCTTCAAGCATTCCAACTAAAACACCTTTTCCACAATCTCTCTCACCCATACAGACCACCCAGTTTTTATCTTCAATTTCTCCAGCCAATGCTCTAGCAGCTGTATTGAGCCAACTATCTCTCATTTCATGATCATTAGCAAAAATAGGATTTAATATTCTATCATAGACTTGATCTCTGAACTCTTTTGTAGAAGGTTTATAATCTCTCTTTATTTTTACAGCTGTATATGTCTCAGTATCATAGGGCTTGAGTGTATTACTCAAGAAATCCCAGTAACCATTATTAAAACATAATTTCTTAAAATTACTATTAAACAACTTATCCAAAAAATCCTCGTCTTCTGTAGGATTGACAAACTTTGAAATATTAGAACAACCAGTAGCCATAGTTGAGTATGGCTTCAATGTTCCTTCATCATCCATAAAAATATTTAATTGTGCTATTATCTTTTTTAATTCTTCTTTGATATCTTTTTCTCGTGAGATCCATACATTATCAATTTTCATAAAGTTTCTTCCATTACATTGAATGTAATCATGTTTTAACTTATCAGATACTAATTGACCTCCTTCATAATCAGATCCAATGGTAATCATTTTGTCTAATTCTTCAGGAACTTCGAATGATTTAATTTTCAATTGTAGTTCATATCCTATATTTTGCTTGATTTGTTGTTCTAACATTCTTTTTACGTAATCTTGAGACCATTCATCCTTTAATTTTTCAATATGCAATCCATCATGAATCAAAGCACCTACTACATAATTATTTTCAATTAACCAGTTATACATACATAAAAGAACTTTACACTCTTCAGTTTGTATGTAGTAGGATAGGGCTGAGCCTTTGAGATTAAAACCATTTTGACCTTTTCTATTTTCTGCTTCCATAATATATTTTACCATTCCATCTTCCAATAATAGTTTATCTCTGTTTTCAATCATTTCCTTTTCAAGTTTGTAAAATAGTTTAGGTATCTCATTCATATTATTATCTCTCATCCATTTCTCAGGACTACCTCCGTAGAAGATAGCCATAAATAAACTTTTACATGAATCACGATCAATACCTTTTCTTTTAAAATCATTAAATATAATGTCTCTTTTTGTAATTAGCTTTGAGAGTGTTTTTGTATTATATCCTTTCTTTTCGAATATTTGCTGGAGTAGTACAGGATGACAGTTGACAACATCTAGGTCATCATATATTCTATGACAAATTGAACCTTTAGTGATTCTATTCATGTTATATTGACATCGGCAGGTATCCTTAGGATTTCCCTCTTTATCTACTTTAATTGAATCTATACGAATAGTTAATCTTCCAATTTCATTGATAGTATATCTAACAACAACTTTACCATTGTTGGAATATTTAATATATTTTTTAAGACTTGCTTTCTTTTCATCATCAAGCAAACCCAGTTGTAAGAGTTTATTAGCATCGGAAATACTAAACTTTTCTGTAAGGGTGAAAGAATTATTAGACATATTATTACTCATTTATTTTATATTATATACAAAGATTTTTTTTAAATATTTTAAACTTGAATTATTAAATTATTTAAAAATAAAAGTCATAGTTATATTAAAATATGTTTGTTGAAAGAGAATCTTATAAGCATAAGTGTGCTAAGGAAGTTGTAAAGGAATGGTTGGATACAAAGGGAGAGATACCGACAAACTATAAAAAGTGGAGTAGCCGATTTATTTTAGGAAGTCATAGGAATAATAGAGATGGTGTATGGCTTGAGTATCCTGTTGGATATTATGAAGAAAGTGGTGATTCAGTTCATACTTTATTTGATGAAGCATGGTATGGAGATATTGAATGGAGTTCAGTTCCTACATATCAACAATGTATGGAAAAAAAGTTTAATGTTGTTGGAATACTGGATATTGCAGTTCAACATAAGGGACAAATTTATCAAGGTATTGAAATATGTCATAAAAATCCTGTATCAGATGAAAAGGTAGAAAAGTTAAGAAAACTTGGTATTTCTAATTTAGTTGAAATAGATGCTGATTGGGTATTGAGTCAAATTGGTATTCCAGAAAAAATTAAAATAAAACGAATATTAATTTAGATTATCTTTTCATTATTTTTTTTTTAATATCAGAATAATTTTCCATCTGTTTACCAATTTTTAAAGTAGGATAAATAAAAATATTATCTTTTTGTATCTTCCACCAGTAGATATCTAAATAATTATCTCTACAATAATCCTTACATAATTCATCATAAGATTCTTGAAAGCAATTGATAAGAGTATCATAAAACTTTTTTTGAATTAAATAACCTCCTGTGTGTTGTGCCTCTTTTACACGATTGTAGTTCCATGAAACATTTTTTTTTTGAGTCACAAGTGCTTCTAGTAAACATACATCAAAATCAATTTCAGGATAAACAAATTTATCTTTATTAACCCATTCAAAATCATCTTCAAATATTAATACTTGATCCCATCCCTGTTCTTTAGCATGTTGTAATGCTTTAATATGAGACTGAACACAACCCTTGTAGCCATCATCAGTTTCTACAGCTTCTATTCTTGTTACATTTTTAAAATCTTTCAATTGATTTTCAATGTGTATTTTTCTATCTTTTCTTTTTTGTAGGTTAATGTATAGAGTAGGAATATTGAACATGGAATTTATAGATATGAAAGAAAAAAAAATAAATACAAATTTAATTGAAGTAACAGAACAACAATTAGTAGATATACATATACAACCTGATGATATAGTTCTTGAATTAGGAGCAAGATATGGTACTGTATCTTGTAGGATAAATAAAAAGTTAAATAATAAATTAAATCAAGTATCAGTCGAACCTGATGAACGTGTATGGAGTGCTTTAGAAATCAATAAAAAAAATAATAATTGTAATTTTCATATTCTGAAAGGATTCTGTAGTGATAAAAAATTATCTTTAACAAATATAAATGATTATATAGATGGGTATGCTGCTACATTTGTAGAAGATAATAAATCAAATATATTATCATATACATTACATGAAATAGAAGAAAAATATAATTTAAAGTTCAATGTGTTGGTAGCAGACTGTGAAGGATTTCTTGGAGAGTTTTTTTATCAGAATCCAAACTTTTATGATCAATTAAGAATGATAATTTTTGAAGCAGACTATCCTGAAAAATGTGATTATGATAGTATACGTGAAACATTACATCAAAAGGGTTTTGAATGTAAATTGATTGGTCATCAAAATGTATTCATAAAAAAAATATAATAGATAATAAATGCCTGAAAAAGTATTATACAAACCATTTGTATCGAATGCAAAAAATAAAAAGTATAGTGTATACGTAAAAGGTGCTAATGGAAACCCAAAACTTATACATTTTGGAGATAAAAGGTATGGTCAGTATAAAGATAAATTAGGACATTATAAATCATTAGATCATGGAGACCCCAAGCGCCGGAAAGCATATTATAGTAGGCACGGAAAAGCACCAGATAAAAACACTCCTAAATATTGGAGCCATAAGATACTATGGTAGTTCAGGCTCTGG